AAGCTTCAAACTTATCAGTTCCCCTACCCATACTTTCTAATAATGCTTTGCGTCTTTCTTCTACCTGGGTTGATAGAAGCATTAACGTTTTGTTAGCCATTTTTTATTCCCTTTCGTTAAGTTTAGTTTCATCCTTGAGTTCTACTTCTTTTACCTGAGACGCGTTACGCGCCTGAGATTCTTCAGCACGAAGTTTATAATCATTTTCTTTATTAATAGCTTCGGCTCCTAATTTAGCACCTTCTAAAACTTCTTTAAGTTTAATTTGTTGCTGTTCCATTTCAGCTTTAGCTCCTATTTGAGCGCCTGCAATTTGTTCTGCAGAATCTAAACGAGCTTGTTGTAAAGCCATATCTCTTTGATAATCTGAAACTAACTTTTCTTTCTCAAATTCTAATTTAGCCTCATCCAATAAACTTTTAGCATGTAAGTCAGTAGCTTTAGTTTTAGCTTCTTCTTGTTTAATCTGCAGCTCTGCTTGTTGCATTTTAATTATAGGGTCTTCGGCTTGCTGCTTAGCTTTTTCCTGCTGTGCTTCAGCTGTATTTTTTTGTAGAAGTTTTTCTGCTCCTGCAGCAGTAAGCCTAGCTATTTCATTTTCAATATCTACAGGTAAAACTTCACCTGGTGGAGGAAGAGGTACACCAAGTTGTTTTTCAATTTCTAGTCTATATAGAAAGCCCATATGCTCTGCGATGTGTGCTTCTAAAGCTGCTTGTATAGCTGTAGCTTTAGTGCTTTGACCTACCATTTGCCTAACTTTAGGGTCATTCATAAACGCTAAATGCACTTCTAAATGAGCAGCATGGTCTTGTTCTATAAAAGCTTTTATAGGTGTTCCTGTTAATACATTCATATTTTCTGATACTGGGTCTATACGTTTAGCATCGTCTTCTGATTTTATTAATTTGTCTATATTTTTTACTCCCAACACCTGTAACATCTGACGATTAAGTTCTTTTAAATCATATATAGCAGGATTTTGTTGAGCCATTTGCATGACTGCTTGATACTGTACAACTTTCTGTGCCATTGTTGCAGCATTGGGGTCCGCTACTGGAATTAAATCAACTTTATTATAATCATCTTGTTTAGCGCCACGAGTTCCAGATGCAGGGTCATACTTATAATCAGGGTCCGTGTAATCTCGTATAATATCTTTAAGGAGACCAAACTCTTTCTTCATTGAGTAATAAATACGAGCATTGACTGCTGACATTACTTTCAATGTCCTTTCCAAAATAGCAAGTGTAGTTCCCACTGGAGAGTTAGCTGACATATCTCCTACTTTCATATCCGCTGCTGAAGCAAAGCGTCTACCCTCTTCAATAATCTTATCCATTAAAGCCGCAAGCACTTGACTTGGCTCTTTATAAGGTAACGGCATTAAGTTATCACGTAGGGTTCCTGAAGGAGCATCTACATCTCTCCACTCTGCGGGGCCAATTGGGGTATCATCACCTTTGATTCGTAAACCTCTAGCTTTAAATCCGCCGGGTAAGTTTGATAGTGTACCTGCATCAACTAACTGACGAAGTAACATAGTTCCTGATTTAGCAAAGCCACCAATTAAATGAATTAAACCAAAGCAATAGAAACCAAATCCTGGGATGTACCCGTAATGAACAAAATGCTCACGACGTTTTTGTTTTTCATCAAATTGATTCCAATTACGTCTAACAGATAAAATTTCAGTTGTACCTTTATCAATTGTAACTATATAAGGTAAAGCTATTCCTGTTTTATCACCATCATCTTCATGTTCATAACCTTCTAAGTCAAGGTCAACATTCATTTCTAATATTTTATATCGGTCATCATTGGTGGCATCAAAGCCCATTTGTTCTGCTATTTTTTTCTCTACTTCGTCTAAGTCATAGTTTGCTTCCCCAAGTTCTATGTCTCGGTAAAAGCCCATTTGTTGTAAGTTGTGTACTTCTTGTTCTGTCTTACGCATGACATGAGTAATACGTTCTGCTGTTTCTAGATTAGATGCGCCATATGGTACAACCATATCTTCAGCTGGTACAAAAATAGAAACTTGTCTTTCTAGTGCTGGGTCGTAGTAAACTTTTTTAAATGCGTTACCTGCTAATCCTAAACCCCATAACATTCTTTCATGCTCAGGTCTATACTCAGGCATTTTATCCATAAGCTGGTAGTTCATGTTTTCTTGAACACGTTGAGACGCTTCAATATTATCTGGAGTTTCTTTACCAACAATAGATGTTTTTACTGGACCTGCAGCAGGGAAAGTTTCCATCATTGTTTCTGCTTGGAATTTAACAAGTGCTTCGGAGAGTAGTGGATGGTAGACAGCGCATGCGCCTTCCCACGGTTCGGACCTTTCTTCTATTTTAAGTCCTAAAAGTTCTAAGCCGTCAACATAAGTTTCTAGCCAGTCTTTTCTAGAGTTAACATCATTACTAAAGTCTTCTAGTAAGTCAGACGATAGAGTAGCCATGTATTTTTCATCAAGCTCTTCAGCTAAGTTTTTGCTAAACTCTTCATCTTCCATTGCATCAGGGTCAATAACAATTTTAGTATCCCCTATGCCAATAGTAACTTTTTCAGGGTCTTCTATTTCAATTTCAATAGCTTGTTCTTCAACAGCTGCTTCGTCTATTCCAACCGGAGCCTCATATAATCCTTTATCTACGTCTGCCATAATTTTATCCCTTAGCTCTTTTTTTTGCTGCTTGTGATAAGTCTTTAAAGTGTACTAATTTTTTTGATGTTTTGGTGTGAGCTTTATTTGTGTGTAGTGTGCCGTCTGACATCTTATGAGTTGAGCCCATATGTTCTTTCCCGTCTTTGGTATAATGTTTAACGCCCTTCATTATTTACTCCTAATTTTATAATGCATATAACCTTTTAGTATTACGTCCTTTGAACATCTGTATATCATCTTCTTCATCATTAGGCAAGCGAATAAATCCACCCTGCCTAAACCTAGCTAAAGCTAGAGTTGTGGAGTCAACTAAGTCATCATTAGCTCCACTAGGAAAATCATTACACTCCTCTATTACTTCATGTGCCCATCGTCTATCGGGAGCCCATACTACACCCCCGCTAAACAAATCAGATACTGCATTTACCCGACTTATTTTGTCTTGGCCTTTCCCTGGAGTGAACTCACCCACTGGAATCCCCATTCTTCTAAATTCTTGGTAAAGCGCTGCACCATTAGATTTTTTCTCTACAATAAAGGCATCAGGTTCCCAGTCTTGATACTCTTCTAGACATAACTTCTTTAACTCAGGAAATTCTAACCGTCTTTTTATTGAGTTTAACAGTATTATATTATAATTATTGACTTCTTCGTTAAAAAATACACCCCACGTAGTTAACGCATTGAAATCGGCTCTAGTATGTGCTTCTTGAGCAGCATCTAAAGACATTATTGTAAATTCACAGTGTGGTGGGTCCTCTTCTTCCCATATATTCCACCATTCTCTCTTAATAAGAGCTCCTTCTTCTGAGGTAGGATTCTGTAAGTACTGCGCGTTCCAATATCGTACATCTAATGAAGCTCGTTTAGATATTAATTCTTCTATCGGCCAGAACTCAGGCCACAAGGCCGCTTCTTCGCCATTAGAATCTTCTATTATCGCTGGAAACTCAACAACTTCCCAGTCATCTACGTCATCATTCTTAACCATTTGGTTAATTATCTGTCCGGTCAAGTCTAGTTTAGACCATCGTGTCATTACTACTATGATTGCGCCACCTGGCATCAACCTTTGTATAGGCCCTGACTGAAACCATTCCCATGCTGGTAGAAAAACTTCTGGTTTTCCTAGTTTAGCGTCTTGCTCTGAGTGAGGGTCGTCAATTATAAATAAGTCAGCGCCCCTACCAGCCAAAGCACCACCGACACCAATAGCAAAATACTCACCATTATAAGAAGTTCCCCAACGGGAAGCAGATTTTGAATCAGCCTGCAGGGTAACATCTGGAAATATTTCTTTATAGGAATCTGAACCCACGAGATTCCGGACTCTACGCCCGAAATTAACTGCGAGGTCAGCTGTGTGAGATGCCATAATAACTTTCTTATGCGGATACTTGCCCAAGAACCAAGCTGGTGCCAGATACGAAATAAGTTCTGACTTGCCGTGTCTAGGTGCGATGTTAACAATGACCCTTTTTTTAACTCCGTTAGCAATCTCTTCAAATATTCTAGCCAACTTTGCATGGTGTGCTCCTACCTTATATCCTGAATATACATGGTCAATAAAATCTAAAAAATTATCTTGTCTGTTTTGAAGCTGTGTTTTTGACTCTAACGATTCTAACATCTTTAGCAATTCTTGTTGTTCTGCTTTAGGTATATTACTTATGTTATCTAAAGCAAGTTTAAGTTGCTTTGGGTCAATACCTTTTATCTGTTGAGTCATTAGTCTGTGTCTTTCAAATCGTCTTCGGTAATAACACCCATCTCTTCGTCAACATCTAATACAGTCTTTTCAGTTCCTAGTATTTTAAATAACTTAGATTTAATCTTAGCTTCTAACTCTTCGGAAGTTGAATCTTTAGTCAACACTATTGTTTTATCTGTAAACAAACCTACGTCAGATATTTTACCTAACAACTCTAATGCTTTTAATCTATGTCGTGGGTCAGCAAGACCTGTATCTTCTATTAACTTATTGGTAACAAACCGTCTTAGTTGTACGGCTTCCTGCACTACTAAATGGTCGTAGTCACTGAGCATTGCATATAAGTGTTGTACTGTTGCGGGTGTAGATAATGATTTGTTTACGCCTGAGA